GAAGTCCGCGTGAAACGATGCCGCGCTGTCGGTGTTGATCGGAAGATTGCGCTGCCAGGCGCCAGGGAATGGTTCGTGGATGACCGGATACCAGCCACTGCTACCATACGGCACAGAACTGAGCGCCTTCTGGTTCTCGCCGGTAAACGGGATTGGCAGGCCGAGGATGCGCATCAGCTCATGACTCGGCTATGATTGTGAAAACTCGGCTGGCGGTTTGTGTCACCGCCCCGAAGCGCGAGCCGGATCGGAATTTCAGCCAGCCGACATTGGCAGGAAGCAGATCCACCCGGATGACCGTTCCCGGCAAGACATTGAGCGTGACCTCGCGGGTGTTCTGGTCGCAAAGATCGCCGAACGTATTGCCGTCATATGAGATCAGAAACGAGAGCAGCGCAGGGGTCCATCCGGACGGCATATGGCAGAATGCGGCGTCGCCAGCCGACAGGTCGATCGCATTGGAAATAGACTGGCCGGCGGGGATTGTCGCTGTGACGACGACTCGAGGCATTGGTCAATCCCCGCCGGTTGTCGCTATGACGTCTTCGGTTCCGACCTCGGCCTGGAGTACGTCCGACCCTCCTCCGGCTCCTTGGCCAACGCGGCCTTGGTGTCGTAGCCGAGCGGCACATTCGCCACGACGGTTTTTCTGATGACGGTCGGCCCGCTGCCGTCGGGCTCTTTCTCGTCGACCTGAATGCCGAGCTTAGCGAGATCGTTTTCCTCCTGCGTCGGCGTCGGTTGCGACGAGTCCATGCGCTCCATCGCCTCTTCGTTGGCGACGGCACGTTCCTCGTTCTGCTCCTGCAGCATTGCCTTGACGTCGGGGCTGTCCTTGGTCTTGCGAAGTTCCTTTGCCATGCTCATGGCCTCCTGTTTCATGTGAAACGAACAAGCCGCATTCGCGCGGCTTGGCCTCAAGCCTGGTCGATCAATTCCAGGTCATGGTTTGGGTCCAGGCAACAACGCCAGTTCTACGAAGACCCCAGTTCAGGTCGAGCAACATACGAACGCCGATGCAGTCCGTTTGCCAGAGCGAGCGCACCGGCGCGGCGACGGTCGCCGGCGAACCGACAGTCGAGATCGCCAGCGGCGTTGTGTCTTCCATATGGATGGTCGCCTGGTCGGACACATCGAACCGCGGCGTGTCACCGGTGACGGACACAAAGTCCGCGGCGTCGACCAGCAGCATCGTGTCAGCCGTGACGTTGCTGCTCGAGATGACCGGCATGCCCTGCAGCGTTCCGCTCGTCAGTTCCGCCTTGAACGGGAATTCGCCGCCGCCCGCGGTGGCAGGCAGCAACGACGCCGCCAGGATATCGGCCGGATTCATGATCCACACCGGCGAGCGCAGATTACCGTTGGTGCCGGTGATCAATGCTCCGGTCAGTCCGCGAATGTCGCCGATCAGTGCGTTGATGCCGCCGGCCGCCGTTGCCGTCGTGGCGGAAACACCAGCTTTCAAGCCAGCCGGGCGGGTGGTCGTGGCCGCCGTGGCATCGAGCAGCACCGAGTCAATCGCGACCGCGGTGTCCTCGATGATGGCCTGGCGGATCAGCCCCTCGATCGCCGGCGTGGAGTGCTCGGCGATGTCACGGGTGAACACGCTGATCACCGCCATCTTTTTCGGCGTGAAGGTGATCGCCGAGAAGGCGCCTTGACGAACTGGAATCGCCGCGCCTTGCGCCACGAAGCTGCCGGCAATCGTCGGCGTTGCCGCCCGGGTCGGCATCGATACGATGCCCGATTGGCCGAACGAGAATTTCCCGCCGCGCGACGCCAGGGCCGGATAAACCGAATTCGGCATCAGTGCCGCAAAGAATTCAGTGATCGACGTATTGACCAACTGGCTCGCCCAGCCCGAGGTCACGGTATCGGCCGGGACCGTCGCCGTGCGCGTAATCACATTCATCACCGCCCGCGTCGGTTCGTCGTCGCCGTATTCCTGCTTCATCACCTCGTATGGCGACTGCTTGGTAAAGTGCGCCTTGAGCTTGCACACCAGCGCGCGCAGCACGTAATCGCCCTTCGGGATTCGCTCTGCCACCGTCGCATAGGCAGCCAGGCCGCCACGCGCGAGGCTCCCTTCGCGGGCGGTCTCGGGTGCCTTGGCCACCGGCTTTGCCTCTACCGCTTTTGTCCTTTCGATCTGGCGCAACCGCACCAGATCCGCATCAACCGCCTCGATCTCGCGACCGAGATTGTCGATCTCTTCTGCCTCCTCGGCGCTGGTGGTGCGGTCTTCCTCGAGGCTCTTCTGCATCACGGCTTCTTGACGCGCAGCGCTCGCCATACGCTTCGCTTCAAGCGCGCTAATTTGTTCGGCTATCGTTTTCATTTTGGTGCCCTCCAGGGCAATCGGGTTTGATCGTCCGGAGGCGCCCGGTGGGTTGAGATGCACACCGTCGCGAGCGTGCTGGCCTGTCGCGGCCCGCTGCGCGGTGTCGAGAGAACGGATCATGGTGATGGTCGCGGTCGAGTTCGCCGGAATGGTCACGGCCGACAGCTCGAGCCAATCCCATTTCTTGAAGCGAATGCCCTTCGTTGTCGGGATAATCTCGTGCTCGATCGACTTGAACCCGATCGACAGACCGGGGACGAGACCAGCCTTGATCAGCGACCAGGCGCGGTCGATCTCGGCGGTGACGCCCTTGGCAATCTGCGCAACGATCTCAATGCCGGCCTTGGTGACCTTGGCATGCGTCACATGGCCTATCGGCTCGTCGCTGCGATGCTGCCACAGCAGCGGGATCGGCAACGTGAACCGCGCGCCCGTCGGCTCGACGACGTCGTTCATGCGGTCAGCCGACGGCGTTGTCGCCATGCCGGTGATGACGCGCGCGTCCTCGTCCACCTGCTTGATGACAAGCAGGCTGTAAGCCCGGTTGAGCATGGGATGATCCTTCAGGCGAGCTTGCGCCGCCGACGTGCGAGGGCAAGCAGACCGCCACACGCCATGAGCAGACCAGGCAGTCCTGCACCCACGATCGGCCCGGGCACCGCTTGCGGAATGAGGAAGAACGAATCGGGGCCGTCGTTCGCACCCGAGATGCGCGCGTAGAAGATCAACTGATCACCCAGCTGAATGTCAGTGCCGATGTTGATGTCGAAACCGGACAGCGTGTAATCGGGGAATCCGGTCCCATTGTTGGCCGACGGGATCAACGCGCCGCCCGGCTGCAGCAAGGAATACTGCGCCAGCACCGTGTGCTGCGTCAGGTTCAGCAGCGCGAATGCCTCGAGCGTCTGCGGCGTTCCGGTGTCGTTGACGTCGATGCCGATCGAGAACGTCAGGTTAGGATCGCCGTTGGCTTCCAGATAAGCGCGCAGGAACGAGCCGTCGTAGGGCAGCCCCACAGTGTCGACACCGGGATTGCCGCCGCCCGACACGTTGGTCGAGAAGAAGATCGCGTCGGAAAGATTGCCGCTGTTCTTGAAGTTGGTATAGCCGAACGTGGATGATTGCTGCGGCTGGTTGTCGCCGCAGATGACGCACTGGATGTTCAGCGGCTGGTTGCCACCCGGCACCGTGGATTCCAGTGTCAGGGTCGTGCCGGTGTTGGTCCAAAGCTGGCCACCGAGAACGACATCAGCGGAGGCGGGAGCAGACAGCAAGCCGAGCACGGCCGCCGCCAGGAGCAGGCGTATCATGGCACAAGTCCTCTGGTTGGTAGGTTCAGGCGAAATGCAAGTGATACTCGGGCTTGCGGTTCGGATTCAGCCCCATCAGATGCGCCGCATTGAACAGCGCCATCGCCGGATCGACCTTGCCGTAGCCACTCTCGTCGCGCGCGATCCGCATCGCAGTCGGCGTCGGCACCACCTTGATGTTACCGACACACCACGCCATCAGCGCGCTGCCACCGTGCCGGAACGAATAGTCCGCGAGCTTGATCTCGATCGTCTTGACCGCGCCCATCAGGCCAATGCCCTGGCGCACCGCATCGAGCTTCTCGGCGTCCTGCGTAACGCCGATCTCGCCGAGTGCATCAACAATCGACCCGATGCCGGCGGCGTCAACGCCGACCTGCGCCAGCAGCCCGAGCTTTTGCACCTTCTCCACCAGGTCGACCACGTACTGGATGTTTAACGGCTGCGCGACCGACAGCGTGTCCGGCCGCATGTACGTGAACCGCGTCAGCGAGCCCTCGCGCTCAAACGCATCATACTGCGCCGCATTCGCCTTGCGCCGCTCGATCCCGATGTCGGATATCAGCGCATGCGCCCAGCCGAGCCAGCGCTTGGTGCCCTTCTCGCGCCCGATCAATCCGACGCCGAGCAGATCGTCCAGACCGCCGCCGTCGACCCCGACCGTCACCACTTCCGAGCGCGCCAGTATCTCGTCCAGCGTCAGCCCGACCTCAATGCCGCGTTCCCACACCTCCGCGCCGGCCCAGCCGTCCGAACGCAGCGCAACGCCGATCTGCACATTGAAATGCTGCGATGCGATCAGCGCCAGAGACGCCGCACCTTCCTCCTCGGCACGCAACAACTCACGCTCAAGGAAATCTGCACTGGTCGAGCGCCCCAGGTTCGGATTCACCAGCGGCCAGTACTTGCGCTCTTTCCAGCCGTTATTCTTCGCCAGGTGTTCCGGCAACTCATACAGCACCGGCAACATCGGCATCTTCACCTTGCCGTCGCGCACCTTCCGCGCCATCTCGAGCTCGGACGCAAACACGCCGGTCGGCGGCTGCTTGCTCTGCGTCGTCGTCTGAAACAAAAATCCGTCCGGCCGCTTGGTCAGCGCACCGCGCAGTTCGATGAAGATGTCTTTCGCATTACCCTTCTTGGCAAACACATGCGTCTCGTCGATCATCGTCCCGACAGCTTTTGAGCCGGTGATCACGTCGGTGTCCGCCGCCTTGATCGACAGCGTCGCGCCTGTCTCCGTGTGTGTAATACGGCGAATGTGATCCTGAACTTGGCAAAACGCACTCAGATCCTCGTCCAACCGGATCGTGCCCTTCGCCTGTTTAAACGCAATGCTCGCGATCTCGATCGTCGGCGCGATGAACAAGAATTCCGCCTCAGGTCGCTGATTGAGAATAAACGCCGTCAACATAATGGCGCCGCCGTTCGAGCTCTTGCTATTGCCTTTCGGGATTAGCTGGAAAAACTCGGTGATCTTCCTCTCATGTGTCTTCGGATCGTAGCTACCGAACAGGGCTTCAACGATCTTGAAAAACCACGGGCCGCACGCATCCTCCATCCGCGGCGTCCCAATCACATCCGGCAACCGCAGCCGCTTGAACACCCGCAGCGCCCGCGCCGCCTCGGCCGGGTACAGCGGCAGATCCGGCACCAGGCTCCTGCCGTCCAGAAGCCGCGCTTCCCAATCCAAGCAAGAGGTATCCCATGTCTCGCCGTCTAGGGTGGCGGCAGGAGGCGCTAGGATCGCTTCCGGCACGTCGTCCAGTATCGGGGTTAAGTGGAGCACTTAAAATCGCTCTACGCCGCCCGCGCGGGCTTTTCCCGACGGTCCCAATGGGCGACCTCGTTGCCACCAAGGCCGCGCGGGCGTGCCCACAGGATTGCCGCATCCTTGGCGCGGGTTAAATTGACCATCTCGGATATTTGCTCGCCCTGGTGGACACGCCACATGCCCGGCCATTGGTTGTCGGGTTCAACCGTCACACCCGTGAACGTCTTGCCAATGTACAGTTTCATTGCGCCCGGTTCTCAAACTCAAGGTCCGAGGACCAGCCAGTGCCAGCGCCGGCATTCTCGGCGGCCTTCTCCTGCATGTCTTTCTTGCCAATCCGCTCGCGCTCGACCAACCGTGGGTGACAGTAGGGTGCCGCCGCAATTGCCAGCCGGTCCTTACG